ATGAATAAGAATGAATTAAAATCAAAAATTTTAGAATATATAGAATCACACGATGGAACTACTTTTGTAGAAATAGAAAATGTATTCGAAGAAAATAACTTTAATTATAAAGGTGATGGGGCATATACAAGTGGCCAACATCCAAATGTGGTGTTTTGGATTGGATGGAACCAAGAAGCATTTAATATTATTGCTGAACTTAAACGAGATGGATTGATTGAGATGGATATTTGTCCACCAATTATTTATCTAGTTGATGGTAAAGGGTTGGACTTACCGATAGTGAAGTCTAAATATATTAAAACAGATCATTGGTTGCCCGTTGCATTTAATATTTGTAAGAAAGAAATGGAGTGTGTTTAAAGTGAATGAAAAAGACGAAATATATAGCCGACTGGACTATGATGCTCCGATTCAACTTATACCAGCACCAGAGAATTTATTTGTTGAATATATAGATGATGAAGAAATATGGTATTCGCCAATCGTATGTATGGCTTTAACAAAAGCACACCATATTAATTTCTATGACAGTGATGATATGGGATGTATTGATAAGGCTCCTGCTCGTTATATTAAAAAATTTAATCCCAAGACAGGTGAATTTGAACAATTCAGTAAAACAAAAAATGAAGGAGATAAATCATAATGAACATAGAAATAATCGCAAACCAATTTGAAACAAGAGCAGGTACGTTATTAAGATATTACACAGGTTTATTAGAAAGTAGCAAAAAGACACCGTTTGGATTCAAAATATATAACGATCCGTTTGATATGGTGTATGTGGTCATGGAAGGTAATTTGTACGGTCATATCTACATCAAAGATTGTAATGTTAGAAAAGCGTTTGAATTAGCGTCTCCTAAGCACACTGAAAGACTTATAAGAAGTATTGAGGGGCATTATACCGGATATGATATTGAAGATGACAAACACATCTCTATAAGCGATATGATGGCAAGTCAATTATTCGAAAATGAATATTTCATGTATGGACTACAAACATTCGCAGAAAGTAATAACACAGATATGTTCACCTATATTGAGGGTGGATTAAATGTTGAAGAACTTGAGGGTGTTCAGTCAAGTAATGCTGATGTGATAGGTAATATCGAAATATTATATCAATTAGCAACAGGAATTAATGAACCTGCAAGTGAGCTCGTTGAGGGATTGAAATTAGTTACTGCATTTGTACAAGATGAGAACGCTACACAAGACGATTACAAGACGTTAGAGCGTAAGTTAAGTGAGTTGAAAGAATCGTACTATAGTGTGAGTGAGTAGGTTAATAAGGAGTCACATGTAGTGTGTGGCTCCTATATAAAAAAACTAAAAAAAGCTAAGCGTTTAATTTTCGTGAGGGGGTTAAAACATAAATTTAACAGAACATATGTTCTTTTATCATAGTGTGTGATAGTATATGTAAAACACTTATAAAAGTTGGTAATTCAATGTTTATTAGGGTTGTTAAGCATAAAATAAAATGAGTGGAAACAGGAACATAAGTTTGTGTTTTAAGTGTAAATTTAGTATAATATAGTTAGTAATAATTCTCTTTTCAAAAGTAAAAATTGCTCCTTTTTACATTTTTTATTACGTGTAACGTCCATCGAAAAAGCATTGGAGGTTATAATCGTGAAAACAATTGAAAAAGAAAAAGCAAAGGTACCAACCGAATATTTAAGAATTTTCGATACTATTCAGAACTCAAAAGATAAGTATATAACTAAGTCCAAGATACTTAACTTAATGGGGTACGAGTATAATTCATCTAATGAAAGATGGTTAAGAAATGCTATAAGCAAGTTGATTGATGATTATAGTTATCCTATAGGATGTAGCTATAAAAAACATGAACGTGGTTATTACATCATTACTACCGATGAAGAAAAGCAACAAGCAATGGAAAGTATTAAAAGATTAGCAGATGGCAGTATGAAACGTTATGAGGCTTTAAAACGTATTAAATTATAAAATAAAAACGAAAGAGGTATATATATGACAATGAAAACTGGAAGTGCATACGATGTATTATTTAACGATAGAAAATATAAGGATTTATTAGATAAAGTAGATCAATTTTTAGAAGAAACGTTCATTATGTACCAACGTGGATATAGAATGGATATCATTGATGAACAACAAAAACCGAAAGTAACTCAAATTGAAAATGAATTTAAACAATTTGCTAGTGACAAATTGAAACGTATTGAAGCACGTATGGATGAAATCGAAGAAGAGTTAACAAAAGATGATGTGGCAGACCCACAATCTGAATTAATCAAACGTCAAAATTTAGAGGCGAGATTGTCATTCTACAGCAATTCAGAAATTATGGATTATATCAGAGAAGCTGATGCAGAAAAAACAGATGTATTCGAATTAAGTTTACTACAAAAAGCATTTGACCAACGTTTATCTGAAAGCGAACAAAGTCAAGTGTCATTCTCCTTAACAGCATTAAAACAAGCCGTGTTATATCCATTTGAGAATAATAAAGAACATGACAATCTAGCTTACCAGTTTAATGTGTTGAGACAAATTGGCATGGCAAATAATGGTTCAGTTATCACAAAAGATGATGAGGGTTACGTGGTCATTAAGCCATTAGCAGATAGATACAATGATCAATTAAAATATGCTAAAGCTAAAAAAGATGGTGCAAGACAGCAAGCTCAATATAAAAAACAATACGTTTATAACAAATAAAACTAACTAGCGCCTATCCTTAATTGGGTAGGCTCATTCTATATTATTGGGGGTATTATCGTGCAGGAACGTACTAATGAACCATATCAACAAACAAAGATATCTGAATATGAGTTATTAACAAAATATAATCCTAAATACATTAATTCTAAAATTAAGACGGCACAGTCACATATTGATGAAATGTATCATTTAAGCACCTCAATAACAACATGTGACAATATTATGGGTGTTATTTCTGTATCTTATCCCGTTGATAATTTAGTGATATGGATTAGTGAAACTAAAGATAATTTGAAACGTTTTAAAGATGATTCAGCAATGCGATTGTATTTATTAAAACAAATACTCAATACCTATTCACAAGAAGAGCAACGGCAGGTTGTTAGATATATGCAATCACATGGACGTATCAAGTCACATGAGCTTATTGAACGTTTGCAGGTAGATTTATACAACATTAGTCATGATAAACCTTTAACAAAGGCTAGTGAGACACAACATACAATGGTGGTGTGATTATGTTTGTTGGTGATAAGGAGACACTGAAAGACTTTATATTAAACTACCATAATAATTTGGATGGTGATTATAAGGATGTATCAGCTAATGAATTCTTTACGTTAAATGATGATGTAGACGAATATTCATATCAAACAATTAATGCAGATGAACATATTTTTATGAATGAGCTAGATATATTAGTTGATCGTATTGCGGATTTTAGAGAATACAATATTTTTATGTTTCTGTGTAATGGACGTACATTTAATGATATAGCTCAAATACTAGAAATGTCTAAAACAAGAGTCCAACAGTTATTTGATGGTTTACTAAATAAAATAATAAAACAAGGAGCGTGATTCAATGGACAAATTAACGCCAAAACAAGAACGTTTTGCGAATGAGTATATTAAAACACTCAATGTTACTCAAAGCGCTATAAAGGCAGGATATAGCCCCAATAGTGCACATGTAACAGGTAGTCGATTACTACGCAAAGAGAAAGTGGACGAATATATTAAAAGTAAGAAAGACGAGATTATGGACGATACTATTTTATCAGCCAAAGAGTTACTGTATTTATTAACTCAAGCAGCAGTAGGCGAAGAAACTGAAACCAAAGAAGCTGTAGTAAAGAAAGGTACTTTTGAACGTAATCCAGACAGTGGAAGAATGAACCTTGTATATAACGAACACGTGGAAACAGTAGAGGTACCTATTAAGACTAGTGATCGCATGAAAGCTCGCGATTTACTCGGTAGATACCATAGCTTATTTATTGAGAAAGTAGACTTAAATGTAGCTACACCAGTGTTTATTGATAGTATTGGAGAAGATGAAGGAAAAGAATGAGAGAGATATAGAAAAGTTAAGTAAACTATATCCGAATGCAGAGTTTCATATTGATGATATTAGGTAGATTTGAGGAGTAAAGAAAACACCAATCCAAATAGGATTGGTGTTATTATGCGTTGAGTTTATGAAAATATGTTTTTTAAAGTTAGTATGACACCTAGTATGCTCGCTATTATAGAAACGAAACCAACAATTAGTTTGTTTAAAAATGATAATCTATATTTAACCATTTCTAAGCCTTTATTATCATCTATTTTAAAAACCCAATTTTTAATGCTCATAAATATTGATTTGAGAATATAGATTATGAAACCGGGATTGATTAAGGAGAATAAAGCAAGAAAAAAAACATTCCATCCAGTTAAATTGGAACTTTTATTAAAATAAATAAAAAAATATGAACCACCATAAAAAACAAATGCCAAAAGCATTATGATAGCTATAAACATCTTGGGAACCTCTTGTTTGATATTTATTTTTAGTAAACAAACCATTATTCCGATTGTAAAAGGAATTATGAACACCAAGATCAAACCATATATGTAGTTCTCCCATGTTTTTGGTATATGCGTTCTTAATTCACCTAGTTTCAATAACCCTAAGAACATAAATGGAGACATAAATAAAGATATAGCACTGATATCTGAATAACGTAATATTAACTTTTCATAACAGTTATAATCTTTATTGTTATCATTTTTATTTTTAGCCAT